CATGTATAATTTTATTATATAAAAATATATTCATATCTTTTTCAATTATTCTGATTATATTTTTCATAATAATTTTAGGTATTAAATGATTTATTATTTCTTTTATTGATTCAATATAACAATTACATAATTTTCTTATAAAATCATTATTTATATAATTATTTGTATTTAATAATTCTATAAATTTTTTATTATCTGTCCATATATATTCTAATTCTAATTGTATTAAATTATCTATTTGTTGTTTAGTTATTATTTTATTTTTTATTATAAAATCTTCAATAATTATATTTGATATATAATTAATTAAATCAGGATAACATTTAAATTCATCAATTAATGCTATTTTTTTAATTGTATCAATTAACATATCACAAATTATTTCAATACAATTATATGATATTTGTAAAAAAGAATTCAATGGTTTTAAATTATTATCTAATATATAAGTCTCTAAAATTAATATTGGTGATATACTATGTGTCATATGATTACCTTCATAATTACTTATAATATCTTTAATATAATTATCTGTTAATTTATTATTTACAATATCCATTTTAAGAATATCATTTCTATATTTTATAAATATATCTTTTATTAATTTTCCTGAATTATTATAATTACTTTTTGATTCTATACAATCATTTAATATTTGACTATAATTTGTAATATATTTATTTAATAATGCAATTTTACCTTCTTTAGTTGTTGGTATTCCTTTTCCTAATAATTGTATTTTATTATTTACTTTTTGTTCTAAAATAAAAATTTGAGACATTACATTAGGTAATATTTCAGTTATTGAATTAATTAATATTTTATTTAAATTATTTGTTAAATTACTTATTCCAATTTTATGTGAATATATTGATTTTTTATATTCACTGTGATTTTGAAAATATTGTTTTTCATATTCTAAACTTTTAATAATATCTATATCTTTCATTTCTTTTATTGTTCTATTTTTAACTACATAATATCCATATGATAACATTAAATTTTTAGATATATTATTATTAATTAAATAATCACCTATATGAGTCTCTTGATTCATTAAATCAGGTTTTGTTAAAACTCCAATAGTTCTTTTACCCAAATTATCATGTTTTTTAACTAATGCTAATCCTAAATCAGTTTCTAAATCTGAACGAGAATGCATTACTACTAATACTATTGTTTTATCATCTTTTATATATGTTGATACTAAATTTTCAATTCGTTCTTTAATATCAATTGGTTGTCCTTTATCAATACAAGCAACCATTGTTAATCCTGGTAAATCTACTAATGATAAATTTGGAACATCACTTGAATATATATTTAATATTATTGGTATATCACTTATATTCATATTATTTCCCGCTAATTCATTTGTTTTTATTTGTATATATTCTCTTATTTTATAAATTTCATCTTCAGTTGGAATTGGTGTATGAATTCCAATTTTATATTCACTATTCCATCCATTACTATTATATTTACCAAATTCAATATATCCATCTGAATTTTTTTTTAATTTATGTAATCTAATATCTAATGGAGTACGAGTAACCATATTTTGACCAGTTGGTAATATATCCATTGATATAATTGAATTTAATACACTACTTTTTCCTGAACTTTGTGTTCCTACTACTACTATTCTTGGTAATTTTATTTCTTGTTTATTATCAATTAAATCAGTATCTGAAAATAAACTATTGATTTCATTTGCTATATTTAATATTTGATTATCTGATAAATTTTTAATTAAATTATTTAGTTGATTTTGATTAAATAAATTACTATATAAATTAATAATATTTGTAGATATATTATTAGCAATTTCCATATATATTATATTTATCTATTTTTTATTTATTTTTTCTTAAATATATATTCTTAATTTATAATAATGCGATTATTCTATATAGATAAACCCTATTGTCAATCAATCATTGATATAATGCCCAGTATTATGGCTATTTATCAATTAGAACAAGAATTTGCTCCTTATTTATTTGTTGATTTTTTACCAAATACTAATAATCACGCTGGTGGTATTATTTTAGAAGCAGGTGATGAGGTAATTGAAAAAAATATTACTTTTGATAATCCAAATGATATGGATACTATGCGTCAATTATTATGGAAATATTTATTAAAATATCATAATATAAGAGATATTACAGATAAAAATGGATGTATTAAAGATTTTAGTGAATATACAACATTTAAAGTAAGACAAGGATATAAATTAAATAAATTAACAAAAGATAGATGTTTTAAATTTATAAGAGATTGTATATCAAAGAGTTATTATAATTATTTAATAAAACATCCAGTATATAGATTAAATACTAATCCAAAAATAGATAAAAATATTTGTATAAAAATAAGATCACGAGAATGTTGGAATAATTATCCAAAAAACAGTCAATTATATCAAAGATGTATGGATGAAGTTAATTGGTTATGTCAAAATGGTTATCCTAATAATAAAGTTGTTGAAATAAAAAATAATCAAATTAAACAAATTAGAACTGATTTATTTAATTATTTAATTAAAAATAATATGAAAGTAAATAGAAAAATGTTTGATAAAATAATTGATGCAGGATTATTTGATCATATTGGAAATAGAATGGGAAATAAAATTAATTTTAAAGATATTCAAAATACTGTTGATGAATATATGTTATATAATAATTATTATAATAATTTACTTGAAGGTTTTGATTATAATTATAATTTCATTTATCTTATTGTTTTAATTCTTATTATTTTGTTTTATTTTTTTTATTTTAGATAAATATTTATAATATTTTCTTTTATAATGTTCTTCTATAAAATCAATATTATTATATTTATTATCTGGTTTTATTAATTCATTACTTCCTTCTGAATCTGGTAATGAATATTTTTCTGAATCTGTTTCTGGTAATTCCATATCTGATACATCTGAATATCCTCCTATTAAATTATCTTCGTTTATTTTATTATTTATTTTATTGTTTTTATTCAATATATAATTTACTGATAACATATAATTATATATATATAATTATATATTATTACTAAATTATATATTATTTAATTTATAAAATCGTAATATATTTATATGGAAGAATTAGAATATATTATAAATATTTTAGTATTAGGAGATAATAATGTTGGTAAATCTTCTATTATTTTTGAATTAATTAATATGTTTGATATATTAACATCTAAATTTGATATTTATAATAATATTAAACTAAAATTTTATAAAAATAATATTACTGATGATATTAATCAGATTAATATTAAACTTATTATAATAGATTTAACAGAATTTAATACAATTAAATCTATTAATAATTATATTGATAATAACTGTAATAATATAATTATATTAGGAAATAAAAGTGATGACTATGCAAATATTGAAATATCAAAAGAAGATATAATTGATAAATTAAATGAAATTTCAAATAATAAACAAATATTAGTAAGATATTTTGATGTTAATACTAAAGAAAATAAAAATTTGGATTTAGTAATAAATTACATAATTGGATTATATATAACTGAAAATAATATTATTTTATCATCAATTAAATCAAAAAAAATGTGTATAATTAATTAATTTATTATTTTTTCAATTATAAAGTATAAAAATATTTTAAATATAAATTATTTTTATTATAATAATTTTAATACTTCATCTGCTGATCGTAAATGGGCTTCAATCCATGCAGTATTTTCACCACATGATGATGAATCTGGACCAAATACTTGATAAAAATTATCTGATATTTTTATTGAATTTTTTATAAAATTACAATCTGTATCTGCTTTCCAAACTACAAACGAATCATTCCATTGAAACCAAAATAATTTTTCAATATCATTTAATGTAATATTTATATTGAAAATTTTTGATATTTCTTTAATAATTAATTTTATACCTTCATCTTTACCTAATTTAATTAAATAATCAGCATCTTGACCATCTGTATATGATATCATTGCTAATTTATTATTTATTTTTATACACCATCTAAATTTATAATCTGATACTATATATTCATAATTATTTAACCATTTTTGTTCATTTTTAAATAATACATATACTCGTAATGTAGGTATATTTATTAATTTTGTTGTTATATTATTAATTAAACTATTAAGTGTTGTATCAAACTTTATTTTACTTATTTGAGGAAAAGATGTTGCTAATATTACATTTTTTACTTTTATTTCTATTCCACTTTTATTTGGATTAGATACTGTTAATATATAATATTTTTCTACTTTATTAATATTAGTTACTATATGTTGTTTAAATATATGTTCTTTTAATAATAAACCTAATTTATTAATTATTTGACTTAAACCTCCTTTAAGAATACATATATTTTCCTCATGTTTAAATGATCTATATTGAATAGATGCATTCATATGTTTAATTTCTTCATAACCAGATAATGCCCATTTTATAAAATCTTGTTGTTCTTTATCTAAATTTTTATTTATTAATTCTTCAATTGATATTTTATCATCAGTATTAGATTTTAATAATTCTAATAATATACCATATGCAACTTCATCTCCATTAGGTATTTCTCCATAATAAGAATGATATGATAAAGTTCTACCTTTTGATAATTCTATAATATTATCAGATAATTCTAATTCATCAAGTAAATTAATTAGTGATAATTGTTGTTTATGAAATATACTTGCTCCAGATTCCATATAATTAGTATCATCAATATATTGAGTTTTTACTTTTCCACCAATTACTGGAGATTTTTCTAATATTATAAATTCCTTCTTTCTTTTTAATAGTTGATACCCAAGATATAAACCACTTATTCCACCACCAATTATTACTATCATAGTTAATTTTATATATTATTAATTAATAATATATAATAAATTATTAAATCATTTTTTTTAATTAATTTATTATATTTTTCTAATGAAATTATATAATAATGCAAAAATATTCAGTTGATGTATTAAGTGATGAAGATAATAATTTATATTGTCCATCAGGATATTATATAGATGCTAAAAATGCAAATTTAATTTGTAGAGATATTGGTGTATGTAATAGAGATTTAATTAGAAAAAATTTAACAAAATATTGTCAAAATAAAAGTCATTGTACTGTTAATAATGAATCATTAGGTAATATTGGTTCTGATTTAATGATTGATTATAATTGTGTTCCAAATTATAAAAATTATACATATCAACCAAATGGTTTAATTGGTGCGGATACTTCAGATATAATTGCAGATAGTAAAAATAATAGAGTTAATAATATGACTTATATTGAACCAGTAAATAAACCAAATGAAGAAGATTTATTACCAATGAACAGTGATTGTGGTTGTGATCCTCAACCTAAATTATGTCCATGTGATAAAACTAATTTTATAAAAGTAAAAAGAACAAGAGGTTGTCCTCGTCCTCTTAAACCTGTATTACATCCAGCAGATAATTTAATTTTACAACCTAAATCTAAAATAGTTCCAGAACCTGTATTACATCCAGCAGATAATTTAATTTTACAACCTAAATCTAAAATAGTTCCAGAACCTGTATTACATCCAGCAGATAATTTATATAGAGATTTATCTAATATTGTTAATAGAGATATTCCATTAGAATTAAGTAATTTAGTTAATTTAGGAGAAAGAGATTTAAATAAATTATTAACTAATACTCAATTAATTGAAAGAAATATTATAAAAGATGTAGATACTGGTATAAAAGATATTAATTATGTTTTTTCAAATTTTAATATTGTTTTATTTATGTGTATATGTTTATCTATTTTATTATTAATTATTATATTAATTAGAAGTTTATCTTCTTCTACTAATAATAATAATCTTAAAATTGTTGATATTTAATAATTATAATCTTATAATTATTAAATAAATAACCAAAAAAAATGAAAAAAATAAATAATATGAGTTCAATTATAATTTTAATAAAAAAATACAATGCAATATCCAAGAATACCACCAATAACACCACGACCAATTAGATTACCTATCATACCATCACAAATATATTTATTAGTAATTGAATATGAAGATTCAGTATCTGTTCCTGATAAATCTCAATTAAATGGAAAAATATATGGAGCATATTATTCATATGCATCAGCATTTTCAGCAAAAAAAGAAAACATGAAAATTATTGGACCAATTGATATTATGGATAATTATAATAAAATTAATCATCCAAATATATATGATGAAGATGATAATGATAATGATATATCTCTAACAAGACCAAAAAATCCAGTACCAAATGATACATTATATGATACATCATTTAATTATATTATTTAATAATATTAATTTAATTTATTTAATAAAAGAAACTACAATTAATAAAACAATAATAAAACAAAAACATAATGAAGATAAACTACTAATAACACTAACACCAGTTCCAGCCAAACCTAATAATTTAAGTAATTCTTCAATTGGACCAAATATTGCTTGTAATAATTTATCAATACCTTCTGAAGTAGCAGAGGTATCATCATAATTTATTGTAGAAGTTCCATCTTTAACCTGTGCATCATTATTTACAGTTAAATCTAAATCATTAGTAATATCATTAGTTAATTTAGTATCCATTTGAGTTTGTTGAATAACTTTAGCAACGATATTAACAGATTGAGATTGGAAATCAGATAAATCAATACTACCATTAGTAGATTGAATATTTGTCCAATTTGCAATTTGATTACAACCAGTTTTTTGTAATGCATTACTAAAACTACTAATTAATATATTATAAAATGTTCTAATTTTGAGTAAATTTTTAATATTAACATCACTATTATTTTGAATATAGTCATTAACTTTTTGATTTATAGCAGAATCAGCAGTAGCAGGGAACATACTACCCCAACCTGTTTTTGCTTTTGTTTTTAAAGTATTTTCTAATTGTGTCATTATATCAGCAGTTAAATTATTCGTCATTTCAGAATATAATTTATTACTAATATCATTTGACACTGTTTGATTAAATGTATCTGTTTGAATACAATTATAATTAACTGTTAGATTTTGTGTTTGATTCCCATGTATTGTTATATTACCTTTTGCTTTTACATTTGATATAGTAAATGATTGAGAACATTCACCAACTTGACTACATATTTGACTTGATTTTTGTGTTGAATTAAATGTAGTTTGACATATCATTTGATTTAAAACATTTAAATCACTTTGATTTACTATTTTTTTTTGTATATCATTTCTTATTTTAGATTTTGCATGACCCATTATATTTATCTTTTAGATATTTTTATATAAACTATTATTTTTGTTTTTAAATAATAGTTTATATAAAAATATTATTTGGTATTATATTTATATAATATACATTTTTTCTCTAATTCTTCTTCTATTTCAAAATATATTGATTTTAATTTATCAGTATATAAACATAATGTATGATATAAATTATTACTTTGATTACATTTTGAAAATGGACCTATACATAATCCTAAATATTTATTATTAAATATTATATTATTATGATTCAAATTATTTGATTCCATTGTAAAATATGCATTGGTTAAATCAGATAAATTTTCAAAACATAAACAATCAAAATTTATATCTCTCATTTTATGAGTTAATACTAATTTCTTATTATAATCATTAAATAATATATATTTATCTCCTATTTTTTGTAAATTCATAGTTGTATATTTATTTTTTGTTTCATATAATATTACATTATATTTAGAACATCCTTCATAATTATTATCATAATTTATACAATTTTTAATATCTGAAATACCTAAATAATATAATTTACCATTAATAGTTGTTTTTAATGTTATTTTTTTTATATTTTCAGGATTAGTAAAACCTTCATTAAAATTAAATTTATATATTAGAAAATAAACAAAAATTAGTATAATTAAAATTATAAATAAATTCATATTTATTTATAATTAAGATATTATTTATTAGAATTAGAAATATGATAAGCAAATAAAATAAATAATAATATAATTAAACAACTAATTGAACAATTACTTATACCAAAAATAGGATAAACTAATGGAACTGTAATATTATTATCAGTATCTTGATGTGGAGGAGCATAAAAATTATAATCATAAGTTGGTGATGTTGATGAAGTTGGTTGATTTGATAAATTATTATGTAATAAATTAGTTGGTACATGTAATGATTGCATTGGTGTATTTGTATAAATATTTGATATTGGAACACCTAAATTTTGAAAAGAACTATGTGATGGTGTTAATGGTATAAAATTATTAGATGTTGTATGTACTCTACTTGGATGACTTAACGGAACTATTGATGTTGAAAATGAATGTTTTGACATATATTTTAATTAATATTTTTATTTATTTTTAATTAAATTATATATATTATAACTCATTATATTTATTAAAAAAATTGATTTCTAAATATATTGTATTATTATAATCTTATTAATTACAAAATAGCAAGTAAAATGTCTTTCCAATTCAATCGTCCCAACTTTCATTATTCTGGTAACAGTCCCCGTGATTTATCTGGTGGTTCTCAATTTAGTGGTACTTTTACAACTCCAGATGGTAAAACTGATATAACACCATCATTTTCCCATTATGGAACTATTGGTGGTCCAAGTTCTTATGGTGCAGGAGTTGATGTAACTCATCGTCCTAATCCAGCAACCTCTGTTGGTGTTGGAGGCTATACTCAAGGGGGAGATCATGGTGTTAATGTTAATGTTAAAATTGAATTCTAATAATATATTAATTTATTAAAAATTGAAATAATATTATTTTAATATACATATTATTAATTAAAATAAATATGCTATTAGTTCCTATAATTAATTCTATGATTATGACTGGATGTATTATATTAATTATAAAAATAAAGCAATTTAATACTGAAAAATATTTAATTGATAAGACAACCGATTTAATTGAAAAAGGTAAAAATAATTTAAAAAGAAATTATTAAAAATTATATAGATAATAAATAAAATTATAATATATTATTACTTATTTTTTAATAATAATAATTATTATTATTATTAAAAAATTGAAATAATAATATATTGATAAGTTAATAAAAATATTAATAAAAATGCCTGAACCTGCGAGTACTGCAGCTATAGTTATAACATGTATTCTTTCAGGATGTGCAATAGCAGTGGGATTATTTCAAATGTATTTTACACATCAATCAAATGATGATAAATATAATGATGATTGGTGGTATAAATGGCAGTATGATAAAAAGATTATATTAGATGATACATATATAAATAAATTTGATGAATTTGTTATAAAATATTGTGAAGTAAAAGCATTCCAATATGCGTATAATAATAAAAAAATACCAGATGTTGGATTTTATAAATATTATACAAACAAAAAGAAATATTCTATACTTATTCGTAAAATAAAATTTACAGTTAATCAAAAAGAAATTATTAAATATATACTATATTTTAAATATGAACAAGATTTTGAAGATTTTTGTAATATATTTAGTGAATTTGTTAGAAAAGATAATAAGTTATTTGCAATATATATTGATTCATCAAAAGATCCACCTGAACTAAAACAGAGAGAAATTAGTTGCGAAACAGTAAAAAATAATCAAATAAATGTAATAGATACATCAACAACTGAGTGGATTAATTCAAAAAATAGAAATAGAAAGATAATATTATTTGGGAAACCAGGTGTTGGAAAAACATATGTTGGAAGACTTATTGCTAATAGATTAAATAAAAATTATAATATAGATACAACATTATTTGAAAGTGTAGATCCATCAATTATTGGATTTAATATTCCTGAGCGTGTATTAAGTTTAGCAGTTGATACTAAACCAGTTATTATGATTATTAATGAAATGGATAAAATTTATGACAAAGTATATGATGATAAAGAACCATATGATCACAGATTACAACATACAAGAAATGCAGTTGATTTTCATAATTTACTTGATGCAATTGGTGATAAAGATAATATATTAGCAATCTATACAATGGAATCTAATCCTCGTGATTTAATTAAAAAAGATAGACGATATTATTCGTTTATGCGTCCTGGTAGAGTTGATCTATTCATTGAATTAACTGATAATGATTCTACAGTTTATACTCATGAACAAATGTTTCAATAAAAAAAATTGATTTATATTTTATATATTATATTTACTTTTATAATTAATAAAAGTAAATATGAAACAACTATTTGGGATTGCTATAATTTTTATGATAATAGTTAATGTTAATGCAGGTTCATGCAGATACGGAAGAATTGCATGTGCAATGTCATGTGTAAGTCAAAATTGTGCTACTGGTTATTGTCCAAATGGAGATGATGGAATTTGCGTGTGTTCTCGTTGTGAAAAAGGACCATGGAAACCACCTATGCCAGGAAAATAAAAATTGATTTTTAAATATATAAAATAGTATTTTATTTATCAAATTAAAAACATGAAACAATTTATTGGTATTGCTATAATTTTTATGATAATAGTTAATGTTAATGCTCATATGTGTAGAAATGGAAGAATAATATGTATAGCATCATGTATATTTAAACACTGTAAAACTGGATATTGTACTGAAGGACAAACTGGTATTTGTGTATGTACTAATTGTAGAGATGGACCATGGATACCAGTTATACCTACACCAAATAAAAATTAATTTATATTTAATACTTATATATAAAATATGATATTACTAAAAATATAACAATAACTACAATTATTAAACCAATTAAACTACCACTTATTGATAAATAATATGGTAAATTAGAAGTAGTAGTATTTCCCCCATTACCAGAATCACCACCTGATGAATTTTGACCACATTTCTGAGTTATTTTATTTACTATACCAGTATCACCACCTGCTGATATATCTTTTTCATTTATAATTGCTTGACATATAGTTATATCACAATCTGATTTTTTAGAAATTGGATCTACATAAACATCACCACTTATATCACAACCAGGTAATACACATTTAGGAGGAATACCAGGAACAATATTAGTTATTTCAGGTGGAATATCTCCATAACATGAACATTCATTTTTAAAATTTTGAAATTCTATTGAATCAAATTTTCCATTATTTCCTCTTTTATATTCATCTAATGCATTTAAACAATATATTTTATAAAAATTATTACAATATTCTTCTAATAATGTTAATGTATTACACATCTGTTTAGGAACTAAAATTGTTTTATCTATATAACCATATTTATTTTCTAAAATTCCTTTATTAGTAGTTGTATCTACTTTATAATCAGTTGGTATCGGAATTCTAACATCAATTTCATACATAGTATTGTCTAATGCATTTTCTTTTTTAAGACAACAAGCACGTTTAAGAGTTGTTTTATCAAGTATATTATTAAAATTTTTGACATCATCATCAAAAGATATACAAGATTGACTTATACTTGAAAATTTATTAGCATTACATAACTTAGTCCAATTATCTTTATCTATATTAAATTTTGATGAAGCAAATATTAAAGCATCTAAATTATTCATATATATAAATTAATATTTTATGTTTAATAAAATAATATAATAACTTATAATATAATATAATATAATGACAACTAATATATTTTTATCTCATGATGCTGTTAATACAAATGATGTATCAGGAAAATTAACTTATACTGATATAATTAATAATATTCCAGATGGATATTTAAATAAAAGAAATGAAAAATTATTAAAAAACTGTAAATGTGAATTTAGATGGAGATTTTTTAAATTACCAAATGATAAATTTTCAGTAGAAATAAGTAAATATTATCCAAATAATAATAAAAGATTATATTTTAATAAATTTGGAAAATGGGTTGAAGATACATTAGATCCAGTATATGATGAATTTGTTGATAAGGAATATTATTATTATGTTGATGAATAATAAATAATATAAAGTATTTATGATAAAAATATTATATGATAATATTTTTATTATTAGGAATAATAAGTTTCAGTAGTATATTTTATATAATATTAAAAAATAAAATAAATAGAATATTAAATGATGGATTTCCAATTACTATTGGAAAAATAACATACAAAAGATATAATATAACAGAAAATAATATAAATAAGTTAAATTTAGAACAAATTCAAAATGATTTGAAAGAAATATGTATAAATTCAATTGATTCAATATTAAATTATGATTATTTAAAAAAAAATCCAATAAATAAAAATATATTTAATAATAAAATTATTTTAATATTATATAATTCAAACAAACCAATTGCATTTAATTGTATAATAAAATTAGAATCAAATGTATATCATTTAGGATTATATATGATAATTAAAGAATATAAAGGATATGGAATACAAAAAAAACTAAGTATTATAAATACATTACCATTACACAATTATAATATATTTAAAAACATAATAATAACTGATATAGGAAATTCATCATCAGCAGTTAATATATTATCAAAATATATATATGATTTATATCCTAATTTTATATATAATATATCAATAAAAGATTATCATAAAAAATATGCTAAATTATTATTTGAAAAATATAAAAAAGAAATATGTCTAAGTAATAAATCAGAATTTAATGAAAATACATTCATAGTTAAAAATGCAAATATAGAAGATGGAGCAATAGAATTAACAAATTTTATAAATGATAGAATAACTAAAAATAAAAAAATAAATGAATATTTTGAAAAAAATATAGGAAAATATGATGAAATAATAATAGTTGGTAAATATAATTTAGCATTTTTATTTATATCATTATTGTTTTCAAAAAAAATATTAAGTATTATTAATTATTAAATTTAATATAAATAATAATTACATTAAATTTAATAATGATATTAAAATTATTAAAATTGTTATTATTAATTAAAGTACATTATATATATGGATTGGCATGTTTGTTATATAAGTATTATAATAATAGTTTTTTAGATAGAATAACTGGATATATTGAACAATTAATTATAAAAATTATTGGATTAAGAATAGTATTTAATAGAAAATTAAATAAAGAAAATATGATATATATATCTAATCATAATCATATTTTTGATATATATCCATTTATTTGTAAAAAATTTAGATTTATAGTTAAAGATAATTTAGGAAGTGAGGTTTCTATATTAAAATATAGTTATAATTGGGCTTTTTATAATCCTCAATATATTAAATATAAAAGAGATGATTTTGAAAGTGGTATTGAAGTGAAAAATAAAATAATAAATGAATACAACAGAGGATATAATATATTAATTTTTCCAGAAGGAACTAGTCAAAAATGTGGGAAAATATGCAAACCATTTAAAAAAGGAGTATTAAAATTAGCATATGATAATAATATACCAATACAAACAATGACATTGATATATAATAAAGATATTGGTGTAGAAAAAGAAGATAAAACAAATTTAAATAAATTTTTAGAGATATTTGATGATATAGTATTAATAGTTAAATTAGGAAAAATATTTAAATCTGAAGAATATAATGATTTTGAAGTATATTGTAAAGAAATATATAATAATATAACACCAGAATTATGGATATCATAAAAATATTTTATTTTGTTAAATAAAATATTATATGAAAATATTAATTATAACAGAATATTATGGTAATCAAATAAATGGTATAGCAATTAGAATAAATAATTATGTAAAATATTTAAAAAAATTTGGTCACATTGTTCATGTATTTGGACCAGAAAATTCAAATGCAGATTATATATTACCAACAATAAAAAATATATTTTATGAAGATAATTATTTTACATTACCAAATATAGAATTAATTAAATCAATTATTACGGAAAAATATGATACTATACATATAGTATCTCCACCACAAATATGTTCTTTATTAGTGTTACCAATATCTAAAAACTTTACAAAAAATATAGTTGTATCAAATCATGTATCTCCTAAATGTATTGATAATTATTTTGAAAATAATATTTTTAGAACAATTATGAGTAATATTATTAGAACAACAGTATTTGAACCTCAAAATATATATGCAAATAAGATATTATCACCAACAATATATCCAGAATTATTAGAATATTTACCAAATGTAGAAATTATACCAACAGGTATAGATTATACAATATTTAATGGAAATAATATATCTAAAAAAAAATCAAGAAATAAAAAATTAATATATGTAGGTAGATTAGCAAAAGAAAAGAATTGTTATAAAATGTTGGATTTATTTAATTTATTAGATGATTATACATTAGATATAATTGGTGATGGACCTGAAAAAGATAATTTATTAAATTATGTTAAAAAAAATAATATTAAAAATATTAATTTTTTAGGTTATATTGAAAATAATAAACTTGGTAATTATTATAAAAAATATCAAGCATTTATAACATATTCATTAACTGAAACTTTTTGTATTACTTTATTAGAATCATTAGCATGTGGAACACCAATTATTTATCCAAAATGTAAAGTATTTGATCAATTATATAAAAAAAAATTTAGAAATACAAGATTTAAATCTGATAATGAATTTATAAAAGCAATAGAATATACATATAATAATAAAGAATTAATAAATGATTGTATAAAATTTGGGAAAAAATATACATGGGAAAATGCAACAAAAAAATTACTAAAAATTTATAAAGATTAAAAAATTGAAAATAAAATAAATTGTAAATGTAATATTATCATAATATTAAAAAAACAATGGATGATAAATTTAATATTTCATCTAAAGGATTTTTAGAAGAAAAATGTATGGAAAAACTTCCTAATAAATTTATATATTTTCAAAATATTTATAATAATTTAGATGAAACTAAATCAGATTCAATACAATTTAGAAATTTAATTAATGAACTACCAGAATACAATTATGATAGAGATAATATAAATGATTTATCAATAACTGAAATTAAAAAAATGTATTCATTTTTATCAATGACAATTAATAGATATATATGGTGTTCAGGAGTTAATGATGCATCTAACTATAGTATATTACCATCTATATTAGGTAAAATATTTTTTGATACTAGTAAATATTTAGGAATAAATCCATCATTAACACACGCTGCTGTTGATCTATATAATTGGAAATATATTAAAAATGAAAATGAATTTAGTTTAGATAATATTGATGTAATTTCAACAATGACAGGAGATATATCTGAAAAATGGTTTTATAAAATAATGATTGTTATTGAAGGAAATTCTTATCTTATTCTTAAATCAATATATGATTTAATTGAAAATATTAAAAATAATAATTATAATAATATAAATGATAATATGTTATACTGTTTTAAATGTATAAATGAATGTATGTTAAACAATTATAAAATTATAAAGAAAATGGAACTTAATTGTGATCCACATTTCTTTTTTAATCATTTACGGATATATTTATCAGGTTCAAGAAATGATAATCTTCCAAATGGTATAACTGTTAAAGATTTTCTTGAAATAAAATTTGATTATATAGGGGGTTCAGCTGCACAATCAACATTACTTCCAGTAATTGATCAATTTTTATCAATAAAACATGATGATCATACACAGAAATATTTAACAATGATGTTAGATTATATGCCAGAAAAACATAGAAATTTTATAAAATATGTTAAAGATAATATGTTTAATGTACATAATTATGTAAATTTATCAAATGATAAAAATTTAATAGATAATTATAATAAAGCATTAAGTAATTTAAAATCATTTCGCACTGCACATTTATCATTAATACATAAATATATTATTAATCAAATTCCAAAAACTAATAATAACAATGCACATGGAGAAAAAGGATCAGGAGGAACTTCACCAGTAGATTTTGCAAATTCAATAATAAAATCTACAAACAAAAATTATATTAAATATGAAAATAAAAATTATTACAATTACAATATATATTATATTATTGTATTTATAGTTATGTGGCTTCTTTGGCATTATTATACATAAAACAATTTTATTACAAAATATATATTATATTTTTAATTTATTTATATTAAAAAAATTGAAAATATAATATATTAAATTAAAAAGATAAATATATATTTAATTATTATCCAAAATGACAGAAGAAAGTAAATTAACTCCATGGGAAGTTAAAGGAAAAGTAGATTATATGACACAAATAAATAAATTTGGTACACATGCAATTACTGGAAGTTTAATAGAAAGATGGGAAAGAGTAACAAAGACAAAAGCACATCATTTTTTAAGAAGAGGTTTAGTATTTTCTCATCAAGATTTAGAATTAATATTAGATGATGTAGAACAAGGAAAACCAGTATATATTTATACTGGTCGTGGTCCTAGTTCTGAGTCTATGCATTTAGGTCATATGATTCCATTTATTTTTACAAAATATTTACAAGATGCATTAAATTGTATTGTTATAATTCAAATGTCAGATGATGAGAAATTCTTATTTAAAGATGGATCAAAACCAAAAGATTTAAATAAATACAGAGAATTAAGTTATAAAAATGCAAAAGATATTATAGCATGTGGATTTGATCCAGACAAAACATTTATATTTTCTAATTTAGAATATAATTCTGGATATTTATATTTTAATAATGTATTATTAATGAAAGCAACTACAGTAAATCAAATAAGATCTACATACGGATTAGGAGAAACAATAAATCAACATGTTATAGATTTATGTAAATCACAATTAAATGTAGAACAGGATGAAAATAAATTAGAAGTATATAAAAAATTAATTGAACATTATGATGGAAAAGAATCATCAAATTCAGTGGGACAAGTTATGTGGCCTGTATTCCAGTGTGGACCAGCATATTGTACAAGTTTCAATGACATTTTTTGTAATGCTATAAAGAATGAATTAAATAATGATAATGTTCCAGATAGTGTTAGAACACATTTAAAGAACATTCTTAAAAAATTATCATCAAAATATAATGGTGGTGATATTAGATGTTTAGTTCCAATGGCAATTGATCAAGCCCCCTATTTTAGAATGGCAAGAGATTTAGCCCATGAACTTGAGTGTCCTAAACCAGCAGTTATTCATTCTGAATTTTTACCTGATTTAAAACAATCAAGTGGTAAAATGAGTTCAACTACTGGTGAAAATACAACACTGTTTCTTGATATTAATGTTGAACAAATTAAAAAAACAATTAAAAAATATGCTTATTCTGGAGGAAAAGATACATTAGAAGAACATCGTAAATATGGTGCAGATATAAAAGTTGATATATGTTATCAATATTTAACATATTTTATTGAATCTGATGAAGAACTTGAAAAAATAGCAAATGAGTATTCATCTGGTAATATGTTATCTTCTGAAATTAAAGAATTAACTGCTAATATTATTGCAGATATTATTTTAAAACATCAAAATAATAAAAAGAATATAAATGATGAACAATTATATAAATTCTTTAATCCAAATAGAGATTTTAAGATTGGAGGATGTTATAAAAGAGATAATTTAGATGTTCTAAATGATTATACAAAATATGGTATAGATTTTGATAGAACTTTTGGAATTAAAAAGTAAATATTATATTATATTATTTTTTATTTATTAATAAAAAATTGAAAATATTAATAATTGTATTTTCATATATAGATTAAAATAAATTAATGACATATATTACTAAATATAGTTGGCATCCAGTATATAGTCAAAATAATATAGATTTAATTAAAAAATTTGAAGAATGTATGAGATATTTAAATGAATTTAGAAAAATATTATCAATTTATTCAGTTGATTTTCCAAGAAATTATATTGAATATGATTCACAAATATATGAAGTATCAATATTTAATAAATATGATCCAACAAATCATGTAGAGATTTTTTCATGGATACCTAATGAAGTTTATAATAATATTTATCCTAAAAATGAAATAATTAATGAATTATCAAATTTTGGATGGATAATAAATATAATATATGTATAATTATGATTTTATTTATAATAAATAAAACTTAAAATATGAACATCATAGAAAAATAATATATATAATAGATATAATGAATAGAATAAGAAAATTTGAAGATGGATATCAAGTATTAATAACACCAAATTTAAAAATATTTCCAGATTCTCCATTATTAGTAGGTAATTGGCAAGATGAAAATTTAAGAAACTATGAAGTATTAACATTTAAAACATTAAATGATGCTCAATGTGAAGCATTTAAATATCCAGATATTGATTGGTTTAGATTTATATTAAATCATGAAGAAATATTTAGAAGATTAGAGAGTTTAATAAAAGAAATAATTGATAAATTTGGATATAATGTTCAATTAGTATCAAAATTAATGACTCCAGAAGAATTTAAAAATACTATGTTTAATAGAGTAATTGCAAATGGAAATAGATTTAATTTAAGACATTCATTTAATGATATTATATCATTTTCAATAATTAATCCATGGACAACTAATTTACATACATTAGCAAAAATAATTCAAAATTATAGAATCCATTTACATAGAGATGATTTAAGATTAAAAGAAAAGAGAATAATTGATGGTAAAATAATAAGTATGGTAGGATTAACAGAATTTGGAACAACATATGAAATTAAATTTATACCATCAATATTATATAATTGGGCAGAGTGGTGTAGAGAACATCCAAATAAAACAGAACAAGAAATAATGGATTTATATAAACAATTATTAATTAGTCAAAATAAAATAGATAATGGAGTTATTATAAAATAAATTTATAAATAAATTATATAATTTATTTATAAATATGTTTATTTATAAATATTCTCAATTAACTGAACGAATTCCATATAGTAAAATACAAGAAAATATTTGTGTTTCAAAAAAATTACATCTTGGACAATTAAAATTATTAATGTCTGAAATTTTATTTTTAACTAAAAAGGCAGAAAAAGGAAATAAAGTTTTATATGTTGGGGCTGCTGAAGGTTATCATATATCAAAATTAGCAGATATGTTTCCATTTTTACAATTTGATTTATGGGATCCAGGTAGATTTAAATTAGAAATGAGACCAAATATTAAAATATATAATAATTTTTTTACAAATGATGATGCATATGAATATAAAAAAGAGGGAAATAATATATTATTTATATCAGATATTAGAAATTTAGATATTGCAAAATATCAAACTGATGAGAGTAATACTGAACTTGAAAATAAAATAGATAATATAATTGAAAATGATAATAATAAACAATTAAAATGGGTTCAAATTATTAAACCTAAATATGCTTATTTAAAATTTAGATTACCTTATAGACCTGGTATAAGTAAATATATTAAAGGAACTATTTATCTTCAACCATATGCTCCTATATCTACTGAAGTTAGATTATTAACTAATGATTATAATAAATTAGTTGATTATGATAATGTTGAACATGATGAAAGAATGGCGTATTTTAATTGTTTTATTAGAAATAATACTAATTTGTCAAGATTTAAAAAAATTATGAAAAAATATAATATTAAAAATATTTGGGATAATTATTTATGTTTCTATATTTTATATCTTTATTTAGATAAAATTCATAATATACCTAAATCTAAATTAGATGATGAAACTGCAAAATTATTTCTTGATATTATTAATTTTTTAAATAAAAAATATATTGATAAATACAATATCTTATTAGAAAAAAATAATTAAATATTATTTTTTAATAATTAGTATAAATATGGTTTAAGTAATTTAATAAGTTTTTGACTTCTGATATTAGAATAATTTTGATGTGAATTTAAATTTTCATCTTTTATAAAAATACTTAAATCTAATATATATTTAAATCTATCTATTACTGCAATTAACTCATTTTTAATTGCAATATTCATTATATCATATAATAATGTGTCATTAAAAGATTGACTATATTCTTTTATTTTATTAATAATTTCTTGTTTATTCTCATTGTCTCTATTTCTAAATGTCATATATAATTTAAATATATTATAAAACTTATTATTGTTTGATGTGATATCCTTTGAACTTATTTTCTTCCACCTTTTAATATTTGTCTCTAATAAATTTGCTTTATAATAATTATCTTGTCTCATTATTTCATATCCTATTTTCTCTAAATGATGCATTATAAATTCTTCTATTTCTATATATTTCTTTTCTAATTGTAATTTATTTAAATTTTTTGATAATATCTCTATTTCTTTCTTTTGTTCAACATCTAAAAATGAACTTATTGTACCCTTAAAATTTAACCAGAAATATTCTATATTTTTATCTGGATTATCACTTTTTAAAATATATTGATATGACATTATAATAATAATAATAATATATATTAATATTCTTTTTTTTTATCAAATTTTTAAAAAATAATTTAAAAAAAAAATTATATTATTTATAATGGCAAATAAAAAATTTGGAGAATTAAATATAATACTAGGATGTATGTTTAGTTCTAAAACATCAACTTTAATTTCCAGATATAAGAGATATCAAATTGGTGGAAAGAAATGTATTATGATAAAATATAAATTTGATACTCGGTATGATAATAAATGTGTAATCACTCATGATGGAATTAAAATTGATGCTATTGTTTCCAGTATGTTATATGAATTAGATAAATTTATTAAAGATTATGATGTTATTTGTATTGATGAAATACAATTTTATAAAGATGCTGATATTTTTTGTGATAAATGGGCAAATGATGGAAAAATTGTAGAAGTATGTGGTTTAAATGGAGATTATAAACGAGAACCATTTGAAATTATTAGTAAATTAATTCCAATGGCTGATAATATATTATTTTTGAAAGCAGTTTGTAAAGAATCTGGAGAAGATGCTGTATATTCTAATAGATTAATTGAAAATGATTTACAAGAAGTTATTGGAGGAGAAGATATGTATAATGCTGTTTCTCGTAAAGTGTATTTTTATAGTAGTTTATATGATGATTATATGTCAAAATTCTCTAAATTTATTAATCTTCCTTTTATAAATATTAAATCTAATAAATCTGATATTTTATCATTATTCTCTTTCCATCTTAAAGAACATTTTATGTTTAATAGATCTACACATTTGTGTTTTGCTAATTATCTAAATTAAATATTAAATTTTTTTAATATTTAATATATTCTAACAAAATAATATATTACTTATTTACTTCTTTTTTTAAATAAAATAGTTTATTTAAAAAAATTGAAAATAACTAATATATTCTAACAAAATAATATGTCAATTATTTTGTTAGAATATATTACTTATTTACTTCTTTTTTTAAATAAAATAGTTTAATTATAAAATAATTTGATTCTCAAATTATTTTATAATTAAACTATTTTATTTAAAAAAATTGAACCAGAAAATAATAAAAAAGTAAGGATATTAATAATAATAAAAAATGAGTGAGACAAATTTTGAGAAGGTAGTAGATTTCAATAGACAATTTGGAGTAAAAATATTTGATAAACCACAAGTAAATATATTTGATGAAGATAAGAAATTAGTAGAATTAAGAATGAATTTAATAAGAGAAGAGGTAAAAGAATTAGAGGAAGCAGTTAAGAATAAAGATTATGTGGAGACAGTAGATGCTTTAGCGGATATATTATATGTAGTATATGGTATGGGTTCATCAATAGGAATAGATTTAGATAAAGCATTTAATTTAGTTCATGAATCTAATATGTCAAAATTATGTAAAACAGAAGATGAGGCTAAAAATACAGTAAAATGGTATGAAGAACAATATAAAAATAATGCATTACCATATGATACTCCATCATATAGAAAATCACACAATAATAAATATTGGGTAGTATATAATAAATCAACAGGAAAAATATTAAAATCTATAAATTATAATGCAGTAGATTTAAAAGAATTATGTAATGTTAAATCCAAATAAATAAACGACCAGTTTGTAATATTCCAGATGCTAATCCACCAATTGTTGAAATTGTTTTAATTTTTTTTATTGTATTTTTATAATAATATAAATTATTTTGCATTTTTAGTACATCTTTATCTTTTTTATCTAATTCATTAATATTATCTAAATCATCAACTAATATATAATTATTATCATCTAATTCAGATATTATTTCTTTTGTTTTAATTCCTTGTAAATTTATATATTCTTTAATAGGTTGATTATTATCTTTAATATATTTTTTATCTAATTCTTCATCAATTAATTCATATAAATATTTTCTCAATTCTTCTTTTTTCATCTTTATAATTAATTTATATAATAAATATTATAAAGAGTTTTCATTTTTTTTAATTATAAAATAATAACAGTCTTTACAAATAATAGAATCAGATAATGCTCTATGTTCTTGTATTATTTCTTGATTAAAAATAAATTTATATAATTCAGTTAATTTAGGATATTTTTCAGATTTCATAAATTCCTTACCTAATTTCATTGTACATTTAATTATTTTTGAATTTAGTTTATTGAATAATTTATGATTAATTCTATGACATTCTGATAGGATAATATTTATATCAAATAATGAATTATGAGATATAACTGTTTCAACTAAATCTAAATCATTATATAATATATCTAATACATCTGAAATAGATTTTCCTTCATTTTCTGCTTGTTCATGTGTTATTCCGTGTATATTTGTATTATTTATTGTAAAGTTATTTGGTTTTATTAAATTATCTACTTTTTTAATTATTTCAGTATTATTACATATAATATATCCTATTTCAATTATTCTTGAACTATCATAATGAGTTATTTCTATAGGACTATAATATTCACTAAATGATATTCTGTTTGGTAATCCAATAGTTTCAATATCTATAAAAAGTATATTATTTGAAGATGTCATTATATAATATTAATATTTTATTAGTATTATATAATTTTTATCAAATTTTAGTAAATGTATAATCAGGATTTTTTCCATTGTTCAGTATCAGAATCCCACACATATAGTCCATCTGGTCCAAGAGCCTTAGGACTAATTGTGGTAACTCGTGTTTTCTTGTCTTTCTTCCATGTCTTTGTGTACCATGGAGTACTCTTGAACTCAGGAATACAATCACTACGAAGTTTGTAACGTGTTCCATCTGGATGAACAACAATTACACCTTCAATACAATGTGTTTTAACAAAATTAACAAATTCCTCATATGACGATAGAGGAATGCATGGACAGAAAAACTCTGTATGGGGGACTAGTCCATGTTCAAATGAAAAACCATCAACATTACTTTGATGAATAAGTCCTACCCATTCACATGTAATTGCATTAGGACAATTTTCACTATTAGGATCAGGTAGATAACCATTTTTAACTCCAAAATCAATTGCCTTAAGTGTGTCTTGTAGGAATTTAGTTTGCTTCTTTCCAATTGCCTGATACACTACAAAACGATAAATGTGTTTCTTACCTCCTTGATCATATTCATTAGGATTCTTACCATCTGGAAGTGGAGAACCTGGGAGTTCAGTCTCTGACTTACCCTCATACTTTTCTCCCGCATCATACCGCTGGTAAAACTTCCAATACCAAGTTTTTGTCTCTTCATCATAGTGTTTGAATAGACAACAACATTCTCCATCAACCTTTAGCATAAAATTGCCATACATAAATGCTTCCTGAGCATGATCACTATAAAACTTACTTGTGTAAGTAAATCTACCATCTTGAGGGTTTTGCTTGAATACATGAGACATCTTACCACCATTAAAACCACGAATGGATTCACCACTATCATGCAGAATCGCCATGTTCTTTAAACTATTTTATTTTTTTAATGAATATTATAATATGTTATTTTTTCAATTTTTTTTTGGATATGGTCTTGTTCCATGACGATCTTTTGTCCATCGTTTTCTTAAATTATAATTGTAATAAGGATAAAATGATCTAAATTGTATTACAGGAAATATATTATGGTATGGATAATAACTATTAGGTCTTGAATATTCCCAACCAATACAATCCGATCTAAAATATGGTCCAGCTGCGTCACCTGGAACACATTCACCAGTTCCATTTGGTGTTACACAATAACCACAATTTGTACATTTTGAACATGACATTCTTGATCTCCATCCACATGATGGACAATATTGTTTATAAAATCCATAATCAGTATAAAATCCCTCTTGTATATTACATTCTAATGGTAAGGATAAAAATAATACTACACAAATTAATAAAATTAATAATATCCATATTAAATTCATTATATATATTATATTATATTATTTTATTAAAAATTGTTATAATTTTTATTTTTATAAAAAATTATAAATGAATAA